CTCGTTTTGAGGGTCCTCCTACTCTGAAAGTAACTATGAACATCTTTAAAAGTCTAGATTCGCTATTCCCCAGTGGAGCTGATCGCTCTTCTGGCGAAGTAGTAACCTGCTTCATTCGTATCCAAAATAATAATTTGCCGAAAGGCAGTTTTATTTGGACGAGAAAAGCTTGGTACGTGAACGCTTCCGTCAATGCATTTCATATGCATCGCGGTCTCGTTCGCGAATTCTCGGACCATAAAGGGTTCGAGTCGCTTTCATACAAGCAGCGTCGGGCGATCAAGAGATTGATCGCCTTAGCTGTGCTGAACTCCTACCTATCTAATTGGATAAGTGGCGAACAGTATCATTCCTATACAATCACCTATAGCAGCGATGGCTCCATTTTTGATGGAACTTCCTGTTATTGGGTGGTCGACGAGGATTCTATGGATTGGCGTGAGATTATGGACATTCCTGGTAAGTCTCTTTTAGAGCTCATCGATGCCCCATTAGTCTATGCGCGAATTCATAAAGACTTGTATGTTAAGTAGTTGGCCTCTTTTCGGAGGTTTTCTTGGCTCTAAAAGGCCAGGGATTGTCACCCCGCTGACATAAGTCAGCTAATAACATGTTTTGAAAGGACGATTTCTTTATGGCGCATCCAAACTTTGACATTCCATCCTACTTTATTCCAAATGTTCACTATGTGCACAGTTTGGGAGGATCCGGAACCGTTTACGGTTCAGATACGCTGTATCGTTATCGTTTTCGAGAAACAGAGAGTGCATCCACTCCAGGTTACTTTTATAAGAAAGGACGGCAGCCTCTGCCTTTCAATCCTTATATGAGACAACTCGCAGGATTTGATGATCCAGTTCACACTTGGACCATCGACATCTTGTGGGTTTCAGGTCCTCTTATCGGTACTACGCAGGTTAATACCTACTATGGTAACGTTAGGAGTCTTGGAGTACCACTCGAAAGTGATAACGCTGCCGACGACCCGATGCCAAAGGCCGTCCAACGCCTCCGTGAGGAGCTAAGCTTAGCCAAAACCAACACTACTGTTGCTATGGCTGAGGCGGGGAAGACAGCGTCCCACGTTGCGAAAACTGCGACGAGGCTTTACAACGCTTTCAGAGCGTTGAGAAGACTTCACTTTGGCGACTTCACCGAGTCTCTCGGCCTAACAGCAAGCGCTACTCAGAAACGACGTTTTCTTAAACGCCGCGGAAGAGTGATTAATGCTGATAAGGCCATGCAGCAACAGCGGATAACCGAATTTGCTGCTGAGACTTGGTTGGAGTACACGTACGCCTGGCGGCCACTCCTCAAAGATGTCTATGATCACTGTGAAGCTCTTGCGAGCGCTGCAGTGAAAACGGACTATGTCTTTAGGAGAGCTCGTGGTTCTGCAAAGACCACGAGGACCTTTGTCTTTGAAGGTCAAGACAGTAACAACTGTTTTGATTGGAAAGTTAGACAAGACACTGTTCGTAGGGCTTCTATTGAAGTCTCCTACCAGCTGCCATTATCCGGAATCTCGAACGTGCAGGCTCTTGGGGTCTCAAACCCTCTTGAAGTCGCATGGGAGATTGTTCCGTTCAGTTTCGTTGTAGACTGGTTTCTTCCCGTTGGAGATTTAATTAGATCGTTTTCAGCTTATAATGGATTAACTTTCCATTCCGGCTTTACAACGACCTCTTTAGTCTCTCAAAAGGTTGCTACCTTTCAAAGCAATGGGCGTACTGTTCCTGGCGGATCTTATACAGTTTATAGAGGTTCCGGTAGTGGGAGATATGATGACTTGGGCGAATTTAAGAATCGCCTTCCAGTTTACATGTTTCCCTCTGTCGACTCTCTTGAATTTAAAGATCCTCGGAGTTTCGCTCATGCCTTTTCGGCAATTGCGCTGCTCCAGGTTATCTTCCTTAAAGGAGATACCAAAGGTTTGAAGAATTCCCTTCGAATCTAATTTCTTAAAGAAAATGAAAATTCATGAGTGCTAAAACCACCATTGTCCTGACCGATGTAACACCAGTTACCCCGGTAGCTCGCAGTTTTTACCCACTGCCCCCTCAGAAGAACGGAATTCTTGCCTGGGTCGATCGCACACAAGCGATCCTCAAAGGCCAGAACAAGTTGACTTTGGAGCAGCGTGAAAGCACGCGAAAGGCCCCCGCGCTTAAAGTCGCGTGGAAGCTCGAGACCCCAGTCCTTGAGCAGACATCCGCTAGCACGTCAACCGGTATTCAGCCGGCACCGACACTTGCTTATTCATTGTTGTTCAACATGGACTTCGTCCTTCCAGATCGTAGTTCGCTCCAAGAGCGAAAAGATCTGTTGGCGATGGCCAGGGATCTCATTGATGAGGCAATTGTCGGCTTGCAAGTTGAAGATGGAAATCTAATTTACTAATCTTAAATCGATTAGTCAATCTTTCCTCACTCTTCAAAAACTTCGCAGCTAAGCTGCAGAAAGTGTTCGATGCATAAGCTAGAACTGGAAAAGCTACTAAGTAGCGTCCCCCGTGCTGTGTCTGAAAAGACACTGATGTCTGTCTCTTCTCTTCTATTCGAAGCCGTAGACTCTCCTCGATCACTCGCCGCGTACATCCTTCTTAAAGAAGGGGAATACGCTCAACTTGTGAACTTAGAGATTAATCCTGATAATTATCTTAAGGCTCACGCCTTTGCGGATGATTATCTTGCTACGAAATTCCTAAGCAAGTACCCGGACTTTCGTCATAAAGACTTAAATCCGGAGAAGAAAGCCCTGGAATCTTTCTACGAATTTGAAGAGGTCTGTAAAATTACTAATTCAAAGTTTAAGAAGCTTGACGAGGACCCATCCTTATGGGACCCGACGATGCTGCGGATTTTCCGTAGAGCACGTCGAAAAATTTCGTCGATCCTTCGAGAACCTGATATTGAGTCAATTTCAGATAACTTCGGTTGGGGACCCGGCGCGACTACGTCGTCGTCGGGAAATCTCACATCTGCATACATTAAGTTCTCTAAGAGACTTGATGTTACGGGTAATTGTCTCGTTTTGGGTCTCTGCTGTATAAACAGCATACCTTCCTGGGTTAACTGCCAGTTACAAACTGACGAGTTCCCCGGTGTAGAAGCTTGTCTAACCGATAATGCTTTTAACATCGTTCGAGGAAACGAGATCGTGTTTGTACCGAAGAACGCAAAGACTCATAGAATTATAGCAAAAGAACCTCATGTAAATTCGTATTTACAAAAAGGTTTTGGCGCTGAAATTCGAAGGTTATTGCGTATAGGCGCCGGTATTGATCTTAAAGATCAATCGGTTAACCAACGCCTGGCCTTGCGTGGAAGTCTTAACGACGACCTTAGTACCATTGACTTAAGTGGCGCGAGCGATACTATTTCTCGTGAGATAGTAAAGTTCCTGCTACCGAAACGATGGTACACGCTGCTCGATCAAATCCGCTCTCAACAAGGCTTTCTCCGCAAGGAGAGAACTTGGATACAATATGCGAAATTCTCCAGTATGGGGAATGGTAGCACATTTGAATTAGAGAGCCTTATCTTCTATGCACTTTGTAAATCGTGCCTTGAAGAAACTGATGGAGACCAAACCTGTAACGTCTACGGTGATGACATTGTCATTCCGTCGTACGCGTACGATTTAGTGGCCCAAGTAATCGATTTTGCTGGGTTCCGTGTGAACGATTCCAAGAGTTATTCTCATGGGCGTTTCCGTGAATCCTGCGGAAAAGATTACTTCTTCGGTACTGACGTCAGACCAATCTTTCTCAAAGAAAGTCTTTCAAATGTCGAATGTCTTTTCAAGTTGGCTAATTCTGTCAGGCGTTATTCTCATCGCCGCAATTTTAATTACGGTTGTGATAAGCGCTTTTACAGTCTTTGGCTACATGCTGTATCTCTTATACCACCAATACTCAGTGGTTTTCGAATCCCTGAGGGTTTCGGTGATATAGGAGTACTGTCGAATTTCGACGAGGCATGTCCATCTCGTCCGGCGGGCCATAAGTTCGCTGGATGGGGTGGTTTTCTTTTTAAAGGAATCATTCGTACTCCTGCTAAGCAGGTCATGAAAGATAGGCATGCGGGTTATACTGCTACCCTATATGGTAATAGGAATAGCACTTCTACACAGGATTCCTCTCATATACTCAGCATCCTCCTTTCAGGAGGACGTTTTGCTGGCGATCCCATAAGGTTCGTCAGCTCTTGGATAGATGATAAGGGTCCGGGACAAGAGCGACTTCCTCTCTTAGGTCATCACGACCTGAGAAGAATGACGTACTCAAAAGTAGCACGAATACACACCCACGGATGGTGTGATCTCGGGCCTTGGCAATAAGCCATTCCAGCCTTCAGCCTCACGGCTGTAAGCTTTTC